GGGCGAACTAGGCGAGGGCGCGGCAGCCGGAGCAGCCGCCGGCGGGGCGGCAGGCGCAGTTGCGGGTGCGTATTCACCAACATTTGCGCCAAAGCCCATCTGGGGCGCAGCAGGCGCAACTAAACTGTTGGCGGAGGCAGCCGGGGCGGGGGGCGCTAGGTTGTTAACGCTGCCACCAAATATCCGCGCAAGTTCGGATTCTTTCTTTGCCGCTACGCCGCGATCATACGCCGCCTCGCCGCGCTTGCGCTTGGCTTCGGCAAGATCCGCCACGCCTTTTTCAAAAACCATACCTTTGGCAGGATCTATCGCGTAAAGCTGGTTCAGAAATTCCGGCGAATTGCGGTCCAGCGACCGCAACCTGTTCTGCGCCTCTGCCTCGCTTTGCGCCCTTGCCATCTGCGCTTGTTGCAGGGCGATCTGATTGAACTGCCCAAACTGCTGCAACTGATCAGGCAACTGCATGGGCCGGATCTGCGATGCAATGTTAAAGTCTGCCATTGTCGTAGATCCCTTAATATTGGCCGTATTGGTTAAACCCAGACGCGCTCGCTGCGCCTATCTGCGATATATCAGACGGCGAATAAGCCAGATTAGGGTTGTTATACGCAGCAGAACTACCGCCGCCAAGACGATTGATCAGTGAATTTGTCTGGTACTGGCTGATGCCCTGTCCAAGACCCTGGTTGATGGCGTTGGTCATGCCGACGTAGCCAGACGCTTGCGCCTGCCCGGCGTTAGCCAAGTTCGTCGCCGCAGCCGTGCCGTACTGCCCCGCAGCCGCTGCGGTGCCTGCCGCCGCCGCCTGACCAACCCGCGTCAAATCGCTATAGCCAGAGCGTTCAGCTTCCTTCTGCTGCATGAACCTATTGAAAGCGTTGGTGTATTCCTGCGATCCGGCTTGCTGGCCGTAGTTCGTCGCGGCCTTCAGCGCCGCCCCCGAGATCAAACCACCGCGCGCAGCGGCGTTGGCGTTTAGGCCTTTCATGCCCTCGCTTAACCGAAAAGCGTAGCCAGGGTCTGCTGTGAACTGGTCCATGCCAAACCGCTGGTTAAACCCGCCGTAGTTGGCTGCGGACGTGTCGCCACCCACGCCAAGGTAGGACCGCAGGGCGTTCAGACCCTCGGTGCCAGCTTCGGTGTAGGGGGCCAGATCCTTGCGCTGCTGATTGTACATCTGCAACTGCGTAGCGTTCGCCTGATTGGCGGCGTTTTCTTGGGCGTTTGCAGCTTGACTAGCGCCGTAAATAGATGCGCCTGCGCCCAGAATGCCTGCGCCTGCGATTGCGGCTGCAATGAAACTCATGGCTCTATCCTTTGCAGAGCTTCGACGGAAGCTATCATGCCCATGTCGCCGTAGTCGGGCGCAATCAGCTCGTCTTCCATCTTATCAAGGTTCTCTTCACCTGTAAATTTAGTCTGATGGACCGTCACCCAAAGGGTGTCTTCTTCCACGTAGATTGCGCGTTTCAGCCCCGCTTCGGACACAAACACGCACGGCGCGGCGTAAATTCGCGGGCCAAACTCGGTTGCGACCGATACTTTACCCTGCATGATAAAGTTTAAATGCTGGTGCCGGTGGATTTTGCCAACGATAAGCGTTCCTTTGGGGGCAAACATTTGCCTAGCGTAGGTGCCGCAGCCGTATTCCTCATGGATGGGTGTGTAGGTATGCGTCAGGGTACACTGGCCGCTGGCATCCATCGCCGGGTTTTCGCGGGCGATAGCCATCATCTTGTCTTGCGCGTTCAGGATCTTCTCCCTAAACGCGACCCTATCCAGCGTGTTGGCTTCAGCAAGCTCAGTCACCGCGCCACCTCAATATTCAACGATTACGACGCCGCCTGCGCCCGTACCGCCGCCGCCTGCGCCGCCGCCGCCGTAGTTGCCGCCGTTGCCGCCTGCGCTGTTGACGCCGCCGTAGCCGCCGCCGCCAAGCGACGACGAACCGCCAGTGCCGTACACGCTGAAGCCGCCGGTCGTACCGCCACCACCACCGCCACTGCCAGACAAGTTGATGTCGCCGCCGGAACCGACACCGCCCGCACCACCAACGATACTTGCTACTGTAGCGCCGCCTGTGGCCGAACAATACGCACCGAACGAGGACGTGCCCGCTACGCCGCCGACCGTTACCGTCACCGTACCCGCAGGCGTCAGCCCAGTCACAATTTCGATGGCCGTTCCGCCGCCGCCGCCACCGCCGCCCACGCCCGCCGCGCCGGAGCCACCGCCGCCGACAACAGTCACCTTAGCCCGCGTGATGCCCGCCGGAACGGTGAACGTGCCGCTGGACGTGAACACCTGCACGTTGGAAAAGCCGGTCTGTATGGTAGTGGACGCCCATGTCGTTCCATTGGACGCCAGCACGTTGCCCGATGAGCCAGGGGCAACAAACTGAACGGCGGCGACGCCGTTACCAAGGATGACGTTGTTGGCCGTAAGCGTAGACGCCCCGGTGCCGCCGTTGGCGACGCCCAAAGGCGATGTCAAGCTGACGATGTTGCCGTTCGTGATCGAACCGCCGTAGACGATGTTGTTGACGAGCTGGAACGTCGTTCCGTCGTACTCAACCAGCATCATCTTGCCGGATTGGATGTCGCCAGCCGACAGCGCCACCGAGCCGTTCTTGGTGATGCTTGTAGCGGTCAAGCCGTCGATGCTTAGGGTCGCCGCGCCGCTGTTGGTGTTGGCGGCGATAAAACTATAGATCGCGCCGGTCGCATACGCGGTGAGCGTGGGCGTAGCGGTAGCCGTAATGGAATTTGTTCCCGCCACCGAACTAAGTTGGCTGTTAATGCCAAATGGATCGTTGATGGACGGAATGCCATCGTAGGTGCCAATTAGTTCGTTGTCCGAATTGTACAAGACAAACTTCAACAGAATGCCGGTGGCCTGCCAGATCTCGTTCGGGGTGCGCCCGCCCGCGTTCAGGATGATTGGGTTGGTGTTGGCTACCGTTCCGGCGCTGGTCGTGTAGGTTGCAAGGAGCGTAGAGGTGCCCGCCGCGTAACTGTACAGCTTGCCCCCGACCAACGGCGAACCGTTGTCATCGAAGAACTGAGCGCCTGCGCCAGCAAAAGCCGAAAGGTTGTAGGTTGTCATCGTCCGATCCTATAGTATCTGAGCCACGGACAAGATCGTGCCTGGAGCTGCGGGATAGGCTGGCGAACTACTGGCCGCGTAGGTTGCAATCTGAGCATATCCTAGCTTGGACAGTCCGTACAGTTCGAAATAATCGCCAGCAGCAAACGTGTAGACGAAGTTCGTGGTCATCAGGACGCTACCTGCTACGCTTGCGTGTTGCTTGGGCACCGTCACGCGTCTGGCTGTAGCGGTGGCGTTTGCGCCGTTCACGCGCAACCAGATGGTCATGTCGTCGTCGTTGGAGGCGTTGTTGTTGGTCAGTTGGATCGACGCGCTAATGATGCAGCGCCCCGCGCCCGCGACGGTGATGCGGGACGCAGACAACGAGAACCCGTGCGTGGCGTAGGTAGACCCCACGGGCACGATGGTAGGGGTGTTAGCCGTCCAAGCCGTGCTGGTGGTGTCGTAGAACGCCGCGTTGGTCGCCGATGTGGCTGCGACGGTGTACAGGTATTCGAAATACCGGAACCATTCCCGCGTAGGTAGGCCGTTTTCGTCCTCCGCAATGGGGACGCGCTGGCCGGGAATGCGGGTCTCGTTAAGCATTGGTGGGGCTCACGATCAGTTGCGCGCCCATGATGTAGACAGGAACCGGGTCCGTACCGGAGATCTCGTACACGCGGTCACGGATTTTTTGCGTCATACCAAGCCTGCGCCACAGGACACGCTTGCCGTACTCGCCGATCATGCCCATAGACTTCCAATGCTCGTTGGACCATGTGTGGCCGCCATCGTCCGACCAACGCAGCATGACCTGAGGGTTCGTGCCCTGCACGATTATCTCGTCCGTGGTCTCTTCTGATTCGCCGCCAATGGCGTCGCCAGACACCGCCGTAGACGAGATGCTGCTGACGTACATGGTTACGGAAGGCGTTCCGCCGTCCAGACCCACGCCCGACTCGCAATCGAGTTGCAGACTGTGCTGCGCGGTGCGCCGCAGGTTATTGGTGCCTGTCGGCAGCGCCCGCCACGAGCGCAGCCACTTCTGGGTGCGCCCGCCGTCCGCGAACAGGGTCAGATCGTAGGTGTAAATCTCGCCGGTCTGGTAGTCGCCCAGCGTCACCGCGTTGTTAAAAAACGTCTGACACGCCGCCCGCTGGCGGGTAAAGTCGCCATTGGCAAACCCGGCGCGTTCGTGCCACGCACCTGTAGCGACATCGTAGACCCACGTCGCGTTAGCGGACGGGAACGACAGCACGTAGAACGCATGGCCGTCCTGCTGGTAGGTGTAGGCCGTAGCATCGCTGATGTTGGCGTACTGCTGGATTTGCCATTCGACGGCGTGGGTGCTGACGCGGACGCCGCGATAGCCCTTGGCGCGGTAGACAATACCCTTGCCGCGTGTGTCCGCGCCCAACCAGAAGACGGTGCTGTCAAGCTTGGCAACAGAGAACGTTGCCGCGCAGCCAATTTCCATAAACGCGCCTTGGATGCGCTGGAGCGGAAACCCGGCGTTTCCGGCGTTGTACCAGACTTCGATGGTGTTGGTGCCAAACAGCCAAGCTTCGGAGTTATCTACGATGGACGACACCAGATTGTCGGGCGAACCTTCCGCGCTCGCGAAGTCCAGCGGGTCAATCGACGTGCCGTCAAGAATGGCTGTGGTCCACACAAGTTGGCTGTTAGGCTCGATAAAGACGAAATAGCCGTCCAGATACGAGACCGTTGTCGCGCCGGGGAAATCGGGGTCAGTGATCTGGCCGAAGGCGTTGGTGGTGTTGTTGAAGATGTAACTGGGACCGGCGCAAGCAAGGAAAAGTTGGGTGCCGTTGTCCGCCATCGACACGGGGCCGTCGTTGGCGACGGTGCCCAGCAGAACGGTGCGGTAGCTGGTATCGACTTGGTACAGGCTGTTGCCCGAGACGACGTACATGAAGTTGCCGTAGGAGTGCAGCCCACGGATCGGTCCTGTGCCGATGGTGGCAAGCGACCGCAAACCTGGCGCGCGTTGCAGGAACGCAGAGGTTTTGCCGCCAGCGTCTTCCGGCAGCACTTCGGGAAACAGGTTGATCATACGGCTGTCCGCAGCGTTGACGCTGCGGGCTACATACGCGGAGCCAAGAATGGGCGTCTGCATCAGAAGTTCCCGGCAAAGATGTTGAACCGCTGGCGGGTGCTGACGATGGCGTAGGGGATCGACATGATGTCGTCGGGGTTGTTGATCCGCTTGAGGTTACGCTTGGAATACATCGCGATGCGCCCGACCGTAGGCGGGGGTTCGATGCCAAATTCAGGAGCAATTTCGCAGGCCAGATTGTACCGGAACGCCCGCAGGTAGCCGGGCGGGAAGTACAACTCGGTCGAGAGCGTCGCAGGCTGGGTTAGTTGCGCCGCCGATATGAAATGCCATTCCAGCACCTTGGTAGGCACCGGGTAGACGTGCATGTCGATGTCGGGGAAATTCGTATTAATCCACATTACCTGTGGAAAAGTACTGGTGACGCTTTTGACCGCGATGCCGTCGTACTGTTGCTGGTTGATCAGCTTGATGCCGTAGGAAATGCCGGTCGAGGCGTCAACGAAATAGGTTGCGTCGTCCATCAGCACGGGACGGTCGCCGACAAAGTCGCCGGAAGGGCCAAGGGTACGACTTACAAACCCTGGCAACCAATCGAAGATCTGTTCTTGCGTCGTAAACGTCGAAAGCTTTTCCGTACCCCAAGAGTCGATCATTTGATTGAGCGCGGTCAGCGCGTCTTGCGATGTACCCGCAGACGGTGTCTCACCTTCGGCCAAAACACCCAGAAGGCGAAGGGCTCCGTTAATTTGATCCCCGGCTGTCGTCATGGCTGGCTATTCCCTCATTCAATGGCCTGCGACCGCGTCGCCGGGGTGCAAGTTCATTTACCGGCTCTGACGTGTCAGAAGGCGGGGCTTCGCCGGGAGTATAGCGGCTCCAGCCATTCTCTTCATCATAAATCGCTTCGGCTTCCATAGTGGCAACTTTAGTGCCGTGGACCGGGTGGCGCATATAGATCATGGGTGTACCTGTGAGGTGACGCCCCGCCCGTAGACGGGGCGTCGATTGATTAGGCGATGCGGTAGAGGGTCCAAGTCAGATCGCCGGTCTTACGGGCGAGGAAACGGCCAGACACGTTAGCAGCAATCGCCAGAGATCCAACGGTGGACCAGCCGGTGCCGCCCACAACGGACACCGTGTTGGTGCCGCCAATGTTGATGATCACCACGTCAAAGCAGCTATTGTCCTTGGCGCTGGTAACCAGAGCCTCGGTAAGAGCCGTCGTGGGGAACGTCAGGTTGGCAACAGCGCCCGTGTAGGTGATGATGCCAGACGTGATTTCCGCAGCGGTAAGCGTAGCCGCAGCGGTCTTTGCAACGGGGGCGACCTGTGTCACCATGTTGACTTCAGTCAGATTGCCGTCGCCGAGCTGGTAACCACCAGCGCCATTCGGAAGAGCCATGATATTCTCCTAAAGAGTTGATGAGGGAAATCTGGGGCCGCAGCCCCAGATAAAAGCTTGTTAGCCCCACATACGCACGGCCATAGGCGCGCGAATCACGGAGTAGCCGTAGAGAACGTCGATACGGCAGGGCATACGGTCATTGTTGATGTCGTACTGACGAACAATACGCATCGAAATGCCGTTATGAACCTGACGAGACGCCATATCTACACCCTGCGGCATTAGCAGATCGGCGGTGCCGAGCGTAATGGCGTTCTTGTTGTAGATGAGGTTCTGCGGGTAAGCCGTCGAAGCCGCACCAAGGAAGGTGACAGCAGCGTTGTCCGCCGGGAACGAGTCCACGGTCGCCAGCGCCTGAGAGGCGGTGAAGATCGGGGGCGAGATCGCCACGTCGGTCCAAGCGCCACTGGAAGCGGTGGCGGTGGCGGTGACAACAAACTGCTGCAAGCTGCCGGTGGTCTGACGGGTCTGCGGGTTGACCGCGTACACGTTAGCAATGGTGAACACGTCGCCGACCTTAATGGTCGCGGAGCCGGTGCCGCCATCGAGGCTGATGGTGGACGCGCCCTGCGTCGTGACAGCGCCGTTGACGAGAATCGTGTCCGAGGTGGAGCGCGAGCCGGTCGTGTGCTGCACGATAGACTGAGACATGTTGACTTCGTCATAGCCAAGAACCCCTTCGCCCATCATGCCGGTCTTGAACTGACGGCTGATCGTGCTGGTGGGGTTGAAGAAGCCCTTCATGCCTTCGACCAGACCGGCGTTGGCAGCAGGGTTCACAGTGGCGTAACGTTGATCCATAGGAACGGCGTACTCGTTCAGCTTCTGCTGGGCCTGAAGCAGGACAAGCGAAGTAGCAGGGGTCGTGCCGGGGGTGCCAACCGAGCTGTAGATGTTCTGGTAGGCGTTCGCCACGTCCGCATCCACGCTGGCAGCCAACTGGCTGACGCGGGGCTTCAGAACGCGCTCTGCGAAGTCGTCCAACTGCATGGTCAGTTC